TACTAATATAAATACATGCAAAAACGAGATTTTTTCTATTGAAAATACTCCTAATATATGTGTATATAAGGCATGTTGTGCGTCAATGGCTATACCATTATTATTTAAACCTATTAATATAAATGATTATTACTATTATGATGGTGCGTTAACTAATAATTTTCCTATAAAAATATTTGCGAATGTTCCAAAAGAAAATATAATTTGTATGATTTTATATAAAGAAGATAATAATAATAATATAAATGAACCTGTTAAAAATATTAATTTAATATATATTATAAAGCAGTTGATGACTATTTTAAATATATTAAGAGTAAAACAGGTTTTATTAAAAGAAATTCAAGATAGTAATTGTATTGATTATTATAATCCTAAGAATCTTGTATTAAATAATGCTATTAATATTACATTTAATAGAAAAGGTATGAAATTACATGTTACAAATAAAGAGATGGATGAAATGATATATGTTGGTTTTGAGAGTATGACTAAATACATTGAAGAAAGAAATAGTAAATATATATACGATAATAAAAAAAGGGCTGATGCTATTCTTAATTTTTGATAAGTATTTTCTTATTAATATAATAAGGTTTTTTATTAATTATAGTAGCCTTTGGTGGTAATTTATTTACAAAAATATTATTAGGAGCGTTTAATAAAATAGGTATAATTGTATTATTTGTTAAATTCTCTAAGAACATTGCATTATTATTTTTAGCAAACGTATTTTCATATATAGCATTTTTAAACAATTTAACGAAAAATCCTACACTATCAGAAGGTAAATTGTTATCTACAGATATCCATGATTTAGGTTCTATATTTTTATTTTTAAAAGCATTAATTAATCTAACATAGTCGGCTTCAATTGTAGATATATTTGATGATATTAATTTTTTAGCAAAACCAAAATCATAGATAAACATAGTATATTCGCAAGATTTTAAATAATAACTATTACCATATATATTATAATGATGATAACTGTTTTTATTAATTCCATAATTTATTTGATATAGAAAATTACCCCAATGACAATCTCCGTGAACATAACCTAGATGATGAAATGTCGATATAGATAATATAATTTGAATAAAAACATTATATAATATGTTATCATTTTTAAGAAATAATTTGTTACTACATAATTGTTTTAAATCGCCTCTTGCTAATTCATTTAATAAAACATAATATTTTTTGTTGACAACAATATCAGGTAGATTTTTATTAGTAATTTTATCGCACATAATAACTTTATATGTAAGAATAAAATGTCTTGAACACATAGTTTTTACAATTTTATCTGTTATTTTTAAATTAGTATTTGCTTCAAACAAATTTACACTATTATTAATCATAATTTTTGATGCTATAGGAAATTTGCCTATCTCTTTTCTAATGGCTGTGATATAAATATATCCGTATTTGCTGATAGAACCAAATTTTTTAGTAAGAAATATTGTATCGTTAATACTATAGCCTTTGTTATTATTACTTTTTTTAGAATTAATATCATACTCTACTAAACATTGATTATTACTAATGTTTTTTAATCTTTCTAATATATGATTGTAGTAGAAAATTCTTTGTTTTAAATTGTATTTTAAATTTTTATTTTTAAAATATTTAATTAATAATTCTGGTATTTTTATATTAGATTTATCATATGTATCAATAAGTTTGCTATTCATTGAATTTGAAAAATTATTTTTTTTTGAAATATTATTTGTATTATAAATATACGATTGAGACATTATATTATTTATCTTCTATTTATAAAGCAATATTCTAATATAATAATATAATAGATTTAATGAATAATAAAGAAGATAAAAGATCTAATACAGAACCTTATATATTTATAATAGATTTGGACGGAACAATAATAGGTGATTGTAATTATCAATGTGATTTATATAATATTATTGAATTAATAAAAAAAAATAATATAAAAAATTTAAATAAACATAAACTATTATGTAATAATTATTTAAAAGAAAGTTATTCCGACAAATCCTTATTAATAAGACCATACTTTTTTACATTTATAGCGGCTATGAAAAAACAGTATCCATTGTGCTATTTTTACATATATACGGCATCAGAGAAAAAATGGGCTAATAAAGAAATAGCGATAATAGAAAAGAATAATAATTTTAAATTTGATAGACCGTTATTAACGCGCGATAATTGTATAATAGATAATAATGGAAATATAAAAAAATCTATTGCCAAAGTATTGCCATTAATAAGTAAAAGTTTAAAAATACCTAATAAATATGATATCAGTAAGAGACTATTAATAATAGATAATAATCCAACATTTATAGATTATACTGAAAATTTATTAATATGTCCATCATATAATTATATGAAATTTTATGATTTGCGCGAGACTTTACCGAATAATCATAAATGCGAAGATTTGAAAAGATATATAGATAGATTAATTAAAGAAAAAAGAATAAGTAAGATATCAAATAAGACTACAGAAAATTTAGAGAAATTATATAAATGGTTATATAAAAAATGCAAGAGAATAAATAAATACAATTCAAAATATAATAATGATACTTTTTGGAAAGATTTAATAACACTTATTAAAAATTATAATATCACATCATATACACCTAAAATAGTAGCCGAAATTCAAAAAAGTATTAATAAAAATAATTAAAAATAGTAAAATTATTGAGTAAATAAGGATATGAATAATATATATTAATATATGATATATATAAGTTTTGATATTGGGGTTAAGAATTTGGCGGTATGTATAATAAAGAAGACGGATATATTAGAAATTCTCGATTGGCGCATAATAGCATTAGCGTCATCAAAGAAAGAGATTAAAGGGATAGAAGATATATCCGAAAGAATATATATTGAGATGGATAATATAATAGGAAATCTCAAGAATATAAATATAAATATGATAGAATATGTTTTAATAGAGAATCAACCATCTAATTTAAATGGAATAATGAAGACTATTCAACATATAATATATGGTTATTTTAGTTTAATTAAATATTGGGATAAAGAGGTCGGGAATGTAGTTCTTGTAAATGCTTCCTTAAAAACAAAAAATCACAAATATATAATTAATATTGAATCCGACGATAAAGGCGATGTTAAAAATAAGAAAGGTTTTAGACGCGATAAATATAAAATGAACAAGATGCTTAGTATAGAATTATGTCGCGAATATATAAGTGAAGATGAACATTTAAAAAAGATATTTAATGAAAATAAGAAGAAGGATGATTTGAGCGATGCGTGTTTACAGGCAGTTTCATATATTAGAAGTAATATAAAAGATAATATTGAGAATAAATATAATAAAATATATATTAGAAACATTGATAATAATGAAGATAATGAAAAAAAAGAAAAATCCTAAAATATTGATAATATTAATGTATAGTAATCGTGTTATGAACAATATTGATAAAATGCGTTTTAAAAAATCTATAAGAAAGGCGAGATTATGTTTTAGATATTGGTACGATGAAGACGGCATCATAGAATTGCTTAATAATCTCGGGGATAAATTGGATGCGATTATAATTTCTGGTTCTGATTATCGTATAGTAGATAGAAGATCACCCAAAGTTCCTGATATAATATTTAAGCATGCTAACAAGATACATATTTTGGCAATTTGTTACGGAATGCAATATATCGCAATAAGATTTGGGAGGTTATCTAATGTCCGAACGAGAGACGCTGGATATATTAGAAACTATGATAAACCTTTAAAAATAAAGTATCCTTTTGATATTATAAAAACTAAATATAGATATAATCACAATGATATAGTTACTAAAGTAGGCAAAAATATAGATGTTGTGATGAAAAGAAAAAATATGATAGACATATTATATTATAAAAAGAAAGATATATTAGGGATACAATTTCATCCAGAATATTATAAAAAATCAGGTAAATTATTTTATGACGCTTGGTTATCGTGGCTATCTAATAGAAATAACTAAAAAATATTTTTTTTCTCTAAATGCGTATTAATAAACATTTAAAAATTATAATAGATATATAAACATTTGATACCCAAATAAATATATAATATGGCTTTACTATCAAATTATAATAATAGAAATAGTGATTTAATAGAATTGAACAAAGATAGTTTTAATACACCGTCTTTTGATTTTAATATACCAATGAACAAACAGTCCAGTATTGGTATAAATAGCGAATTATTTAATAAAAAGAAAATAAGTGACGATGTTATATCAATGTCGTCAGGTTCTTCTAACGGAAGTTCTTCAGGTGGTAAAAAAAACTATATGAAAAATATAGGTAATATTTATCGTAATAAAGATAAAATTGGTAGGATTACAAAAATAGAAACTGAAAGCGATAGTGACGAAAGTAAAAATAGTGGTAAAAGTCTATACAGTTCAAAAAGTTCGCAAAGTGGAAAAAAAAAGAAATACGATTATAACGCAAGCGATTGTACAAGTGAAAGCGGGCGTAGCGAAGGCAGTGAAGAAAGCGAAGGAAGCGAAGGAAGTGAAGGCAGTGGAGGCAGTGGAGGCAGTGAAGGAAGTGGTGGCAGTGAAGGAAGTGGTGGCGGTGGAGGCGGCAAAAAAAATAAACATAATAACAATTATAAAAATAATAGTTTTTTAAGCCCTAAAGAAATAATTAAAAACGAGATA